CTCTATAACTAAGCAGAAAGAAATTAATAGTGAGGTTAGATTACATTATGATTTTGTCAGCACAAGAAACTTTGCTCAATACAAACATTGGATCAAACTGAGAACTAAGAACTATGCTAACAATATGCAAGATGCCTTAGGAATGCAAACATGAAAGATTTCAAGAAACTACGTGAAGAAGCACTTCGTCAACAACAACGCCAACATAATATCTTCAAGGAAGGTGATGCTGTGATGTCATCCCGCACAGGGGATAAAGGACACATACACCGTGTAGGGGGTAACTATGCTATTGTGATTTCTGAGGATGGTGAAATGTTTAGGGAGTGGATGAAGAACATTAGATCTATAAATAATACGAGAAGAACCTCCTTATTAAACGATGAAATATCAGAAGCCAATCAATAACGTTAACAGCAACGATGAGTTCTCATCTGCTTTGATGGAGTCATATGGTAGATGGATGGGTGGTGATACCTTCCAAAATACTACAATCAGCGAAGCACCTTTTGATGGTATGAACCCTCAATCAAATGGTGCTGAGATTGAAGATACCACTAAGCGTAAGAAGACTGCTAAGAAAGGTGGATACGTCGGTCAAGAATCTGCACCCAAGAATGAGGAGTTTGAAGTTCTTGAGCGTGAAGAGTATGAGGTTGATGGTGAGACCTATGTGATTGAAAAGGTGAAAGGTCTTGATGGCAAAGCTTGCTGGAAAGGTTATAAGTATGCTGGCACCAAGATGAAGGGTGGTAAGAAAGTTGATAATTGCATCAAGGCAGGTGTTGAGTATGATGTAGATACTGCTAATCAACTTTGGTCTGAAGTAGGTGAAAAACTTCAGCAGCTTGGTGAAATGGATGGAACTAAGTTCAAAGTAATGGGTGAGAAACTAGATCCCGTCAATCACTCTGAACTCAAGGGTAAGCACTCTGAGCGTAAGGATAAGGACATCGACAATGATGGCGATGTAGATAAGTCTGACAAGTATCTTCATGCTCGTCGTAAGAAGGTAAGCAAGATCATCGCTATGAAGGGAAAGAAATGAAGACATTCAAACAGTTTCGTGAAGAGTGTGGTTGTAGACATAAGGAACGCAAGGGCAAGAAAAAGTCTACTGTAGAAGTAATGCCTACTGTCAACGATGGACAGAAGGGTATGGTAACTAAACCAACTAATGAATCCGTGTTTGCTGGAAACTATGAAGGACCACTCTATGCTCCTCATCCTGACATTCTCAAAGAGAAAGCAGTATCCAAAAAGCAACAAAAATTCATGGGTATGGTCAGAGCTGCTCAGAAGGGTGGCAAAGCGTCATCGCCTGAGGTTGCCAAAGTTGCTTCCAGCATGAAGAAGAAAGATGTGAAAGACTTTGCATCTACCAAGCATAAAGGATTACCTGAAAAGAAGAAAGAGAAGAAATAAATAGTAGGGCTCAATTGAGGCTCATACCATGCTCGCAATCTTACTTCCACTTGCATCAAAAATTATCAAAGATGCTATTGCTAGAATTCCTGAAAACGAAGAACTCGGTGAAAAACTAATTGAAATTTGCCTACTAATTCTTAAGAAAGCAGTAACATTAACAAAGACTGACATGGACGATCAGCTCCTTGCTATCGTTGAAAAGTCAATCAAGTCACGAGAGAATGCGTGACATCAGGGGGTGAGAACCCCCTATTTTTATAAATAAAAATTAGAAATAAGTAAATCTGGAGTAAGTATCCATGACCTTGTATAGTCGTGCTGAAACGCAAGCACAATCAATCAAAGTTTTGAACACAACTGAGAAGGCTTCCGTTGCCAAGTACGAATCTGACGGAACTCTCGTAGCACATGATGGTAATACCAACGCTACTTCTGGTGCCGAAGGTAACGCTGCTATTCAATCCAGAGTTGTTTTTATTGATGAAGTAGAAGCAACACTTGCTGAGAACAAGGAGCGTGGTCTTACTGCTCCTGGTTGGTGGCAGTACACTTCATACACAGATGCTTCTGGTGAAACACGTCACAAGTGTCAGCACCTAGTAGCATTCAAAGATGCTGATGCTAATGTTGCTGATGCTGACGACACAATTGCTGCTGACGTTGCATCGGTAATTACTCTTGATGCTCTTCAACCAGTTGATATTGTTGGTCTTGCTGATGGAGCAGTCGCAACATTTGATATGACGGCACATGCTACCTTCTCTGTTGGAACAGGTATCTTCCAGTGGCAGCGTCAAACTGCAACTGGTACTCGCTGGACTAACATCACCGATGGTGCTGGCGTTGGTGGAACATATGCTGGTGCTCTTACCGCACAACTTACAATCACGGGTGCTACTAAGGCAGACCTTGATGGTTATAAGTTCCGTGTCAAGGTTACATCAACTGCTGGTGGTGAGGAGCAAATTTCTCGTGCAGCAACTCTAGGATTTGCATGATCTAAATGAACTTTAGTGAACTGACTCACGATAATTGGTTATTCTTCGCCATTCAAAACTATAATAACCCGTCGTCCGTAACTTATGCAGATTTTGAAGAAGACCTGAAGAGATTCAAGTATATCAAAAGATTGCTAAAAAGATATGAGACGACGGGTGAATTGAAAACCCATCTTATTCTAAATCATGTGATTGTATTGTATAATGTGTTTGGTGATGCAGCAACACCGCTGCTGTTTTATAAAGTAGAAGCAACATATTGGTCTCAAATCAAGGCATTTCTGTTGTTTCTAAATAGATTACCACCTTCACTAAACGAGGATGTTGACAAAGAATGTCTGAAAAGTCTAAATCTAATTTAAATGAAATGGTTGCTGGAGACGGATCTGGTCTTCAGTTGCCACCTGCTTTTGTTATGGTAAATCCAAGACAACATCGTAAGTATAAGAAGGCAAACCAAGACAAAGTAGATGGTCGCACTAAAGGTGCTCGTGCCTTATTCAATCGTATTCAACGCAGAAAAATGAAAGAACAACTAGAAACTCAAATTGATGAAGCGATTGTGTCCGATACTGAAAGGGCACAAAAGCAAATCGCTCAAGGTAAAAAACTAAATCGTCAGAAAGAACTTCAACAAAAGCGTAAGGAAGCTAAAGAGAAGTTGATGAATAAGACGAAGGAAATGGATACCTTGATGAAAGCAAGATTATCTGACTTCAAAAAGAAAGCTTCTGAACAACAGAAGAAAGTACAACAAAAAAATTCATTTGAACCCACGGGAAATATTATGATGGAAAACCAAGATGTGATTCAAGTTGCTCTTGATGTAGCAACTTCTGAACTTAACCCACAAGGTGAAGGATCATTTGCAAAGATTCAATTCTCTGATGGTGGAGTTCAAAACCTAGACAACTTCTCAGCAAAGCGTATTGCTGCTTGTTATGCTCAGTTAGATGATACACACAAGCAACAGTTCCAGTATATGCTGAACAAGGATGCTGCATCGTATCAATCTGCTCTTGATTTTGCTATCCGCAACGTCTGATAAGGAGCACGAGTGGCATTCGGTCTTGGAAAGCTAGCAGTTTTAGAATCAAAACTGGATATCTATGAAGATCTCTCTAAAGAGATGCTTGACAAACTAGAAAGAGCAGTAGTTGAAATTTCAAATAACAGTAATAAAGTTGCTGTTATTCTTGAAAGGCATGAGAATCGTTTAGAAGAAAACGGCAAAGCAGATAAGTTACTTCTCAAGATGCTTGAAGAGGTAAAGCAATCTAATTCTGAAGAACACAAGATGGTCAATTCTAGGATTGATGCACTTGAGAAAAAGATAGATGATCTTTATAAGTTCAGATGGATTGCTGTTGGGGTTGCCCTTGCTGCTGTGACAATTCTCAAAGCTCCTGATATTTTCAGTTCTTTCCTAAGACCGAACTTGACATCCCTCACTTCCCCTGCTACTATGGAGTTCGTGAAACCTTCGTGATGTATGTCATTTATTGACGTAAAGTATATTCAATTAGTATCCTCTCGCCTTGTTCTCTTCTCTCGCAAGAAGGCAGATCTGTATAATTTCAGATGTCCTTATTGTGGAGATAGTCAGAAACGTAAGAACAAAGCGAGAGGATATCTTTTCAAGGTCAAAAATGACTTTGTTTTCAAGTGCCATAACTGTGGCATGGGAAGAACTCTTGCAAACTTTTTGAAAGATCAAGATACATTTCTTCATGATCAATATGTCATGGAGAAATTCAAGGATGGTAAGACTGGCAAGGGAACTACAGTCCCAAACCCCAACTTCAATTTTCAGGAACCGAAGTTTTTCAGCAAACGTGAAAAAGGTATTGATCTTGAAAAAATTTCAGACCTAAATATTTCTCACCCAGCGAGAGAATATCTTGAGCAACGTGGTATCAAAGATCTAGATTACTTCTATTATTGTCCTAAGTTCAAAGCTTGGACAAATGAACAAAAGAAGATGTTTGATAATCTCAAGCAAGATAGTCCCCGTATTATTATCCCACTCAAAGACAAAGAAGGTAACCTCTTCGGATATCAAGGCAGATCGCTTGCCCCTAAAGCAAAACTACGTTATATCACGATCATGCTAGATGAGGAACAACCCAAGATCTTTGGTTTGGATAGAGTAAAGGAAGAAGATCCAGTTTATATTGTTGAGGGACCATTTGATTCTACTTTTCTAAAAAACTCTGTTGCTATGGCAGGTTCTGATGCTGATGTTAGAACCTTTGGTTGGAAAAATTACGTTTGGATTTTTGATAATGAACCACGCAACAAAGAAATTGTATCTAGAATCTCCAAAGTTATTGAACGAGGAGATAAGGTAGTCATTTGGCCCAAGAAAATACAAGAAAAGGACATAAACGATATGGTCCTTGCTGGACACAAAGTACAGGATGTGGTAGACTCCAACGTCTATAGTGGATTAGAAGCAACTCTTAAATTTAACGACTGGAAGAAAGTATGACAAACGGACATGGCATCAAAGTTCGCAAGCGAAACGGCGCTGTAGAGGCGTTGAACCTGGATAAGATCCACAAGATGGTGGAGGAGGCTTGCGAGGGTCTAGGGAGCGGTGTGAGCGCCTCTCAGGTGGAGATGAACTCTGGTCTCCAGTTCTTTGACGGGATTGAAACGAAGGACATTCAGGAGATCCTGGTGCGTTCTGCCAGCGACCTCATCAGTCTGGAGAATCCTAACTATCAATTCGTTGCTGCTCGCTTGCTGCTGTTTGCAGTTCGCAAGCAAGTGTTTGGATCTGATTGGGTGAATGGTCATCCGTCAGTATTTGAACATGCTAGCAATTGTATTGCAAAAGGTGTCTACGACAAGGATATTATTGGTAAATATACTACAGAAGAGTGGTCAAAGATTGATAGTTGGATTGATCATGAACGTGATTTTCTTTTCACCTATGCTGGTCTTCGCCAGGTAGTTGATAAGTATTTGGTTCAGGATCGTAGCAACGGCAAGGTGTATGAAACACCTCAGTACATGTATATGATGATCGCTGTAACTCTCTTCCAAAATTACAACGACACTAATCGTCTCTACTATGTCAAACGATACTACGACGCAATCTCCAAACACAAAATCAACATCCCAACGCCAATCATGGCAGGAGTGCGAACGCCACTTAGACAATTTGCTAGCTGTGTCCTTGTTGATAGCGATGACACCCTCGATAGTATCTTTACTAGCGATATGGCTATTGGCAGATACGTTGCACAAAGAGCGGGAATCGGTATCAACGCAGGTCGCATCCGTGGCATCAACAGTAAAATCAGAGGTGGTGAAGTCCAGCACACTGGCGTTGTACCGTTTCTCAAAAAGTTTGAAGCAACTGTCCGTTGCTGTACGCAAAATGGCATACGAGGCGGAAGCGCAACAGTCCACTTCCCAATCTGGCACCAAGAAATAGAAGATATTCTTGTTCTCAAAAACAATAAGGGAACTGAGGACAATCGTGTTCGTAAACTAGACTACTCAATTCAAATCAGCAAACTTTTCTATGAACGTTTCATTCAAGACCGAGAAATTTCTCTCTTCTCTCCACACGACGTTCCTGGTTTGTATGATGCTTTTGGCACTCCTGGATTTGACAGTCTATATGAATCTTATGAACGAGATCAATCTCTTTCTAGAAAGACTGTCCGAGCTCAAGAACTCATTCTAGATCTTCTGAAAGAACGTGCAGAGACTGGTCGTGTTTATATCATGAATATTGACCACTGCAATTCACATTCTTCTTTTAAAGACAAGGTAAATATGAGTAATCTTTGTGTTGCTGGTGATACAAAGATTGAAATTAGATATGTAAAACCACAATATGATGATGTTGGAGAAGTTTGTGGTGAAGAATTGTTTGATGAAAACATTCAAATTAAAGAATTGGAACCATATATTGGAAATGATAATGGTGTTGAAGTTCTTTCATATGATGTTGAAACTGGTGAAAAGAAATGGAAACCTATTACTGCTTTTGCAGAAACATCACCAAAGGCAAAGGTAATGAGAATTACTGATGAAGAAAGTGGTAAGAGCATCGTAGTTACACCAGAGCATCAAGTATTCACAAAAAATCGTGGATATGTAATGGCAAAAGACTTAACTGAAAATGATGAATTGGTAATCAACTGATATTATAGGAAGTGTAATTTCTATATTTTATAAATATTTGCGAGATTGCACTTCCTATAATGAAAACATATATTGTGTATAAAATCACCAATAAGAAAAACGGAAAATCTTACATAGGAAAAACTGAATATTCTTTAGAGCACCGTTGGAATCGTCATTTATCATCGGCAAAAAATGGGTCTAAATTTAGATTTCACTCTGCAATTAGAAAATATGGTGAAGATTGTTGGGATTTATCGGTAATTGAAACTTATCAAACCGAAGATGAAAACTTTATCAATGAAAAGGAATCACATTTTATAAAACTTTTTGAGAGTGATACTAAAAAAGGTTATAATGCCACTTCAGGTGGAACTGGTGGATGGATGCTTCCTAGATGCTCACCGAAAGTTCAGAAAGAATGGAGAAACAATATTTCTATAAGAACTGCTGGTTATAATAATCCAAACTATTCTGGACTTACTGACGAACAACTTATAGAAATTGGATTAAAGTTTGCCAAAAAATATGGATTTATTGGTGGTAGAAAAAGAATAGTTGAGTTTGCTCTTAATGAATTGAATATAAAGTTCCCAAAACATTTTTCTAAAAATAGATTTGAGGGAGACCACAAAAATTTTTATAGATGTATTGAAGAACAAACTGGATTAGTGTATAATCCTTATTATAGAGACGAAACACAAAGAAAACTTGCTAAACAACTTTTAGAACAAAACAGGAGAAAAAAATGTTAAAGATTGAATATCTTGAAGAAGAAATTCCAGTTTATGATATTACTGTAGAAGGAACCCATAATTTCTTCGCAAATGATATTCTAGTTCATAATTGCCAAGAGATTACTTTGCCAACTGATCCTATTCAACATATTGATGATGATATGGGAGAGATTGCACTTTGTATTCTTTCTGCTATTAATGTTGGTAAGGTTAAGTCTGACGAAGAACTTGAAGAACTTTGTGATCTTTCTGTTCGTGGTCTGGAAGAACTCATCGACTATCAGAAGTACCCTGTAAAGGCAGCAGAACGCGCTACAAAGGCACGTAGGTCCCTTGGAGTAGGTTTTATTGGTTTGGCACACTATTTGGCAAAACTTGGATTCAACTATGATTCTCAAGAAGCATGGGATGCTGTAAATGGACTTGCTGAGTCCTTCCAATATTATCTTCTGAAAGCATCGAATGAGATTGCTAAAGAAAAAGGTTGGTGTACTGACTTTGGTAGAACTAAGTATTCTGATGGTATTCTTCCTATTGATACATACAAGAAGGACGTAGATGAAATTTCAAACCTAAAGTTACAACATGATTGGGAAGGTCTTAGAGCATCTATCTTGGAACACGGTCTCCGACACAGCACATTGTCCGCACAAATGCCATCGGAGAGCAGTTCCGTTGTGTCAAACGCAACCAATGGAATCGAACCACCAAGAGATTATTTGTCCGTTAAGAAGTCAAAGAAGGGAACACTCAAACAGATTGTTCCACAATATCAAACTCTTAAACACAATTATACTTTACTGTGGGATATGGAGTCCAATCGTGGTTATATTAATATTGTTGCTATGATGCAAAAGTATTTTGACCAGGCAATTAGTGGAAACTGGAGTTATAATCCAGAGAACTATCCAGACAATGAAGTTCCTGTATCTGTAATGGCACAAGATCTTCTTACTTGTTGGAAATTTGGATGGAAAACAGCGTATTATCAAAACACTTATGATGGTAAGAAGGATGATGAGGACTTTGAAAAAGTGGAACTTAAAAATTTAATAAATGATATTATGGAGTCCGAAGAGGACGATTGTGAAAGCTGTAAAATTTAATCAGGAGACATATGCAGTACGATTTTGTAACATCCAAAGATAAGAATGAAATGAATGGGATTACGGTTTTCAATACAGAACAAGTGAATACTAAAAAGCAACCTATGTTTTTTGGTAAACCTTTGGGGGTTCAAAGATACGACTCATACAAATATCCAGTCTTCGATAAACTCACAACACAACAACTAGGATACTTCTGGAGACCTGAGGAGGTCTCCCTCCAGAAGGATCGTGGTGATTATCATATGCTTCGCCCTGAACAAAAGCACATCTATACTTCTAATTTGAAGTATCAGATCATGCTTGACTCGGTTCAGGGTCGCGGTCCGGGTATGGCATTCATTCCATATTGCTCACTTCCCGAACTGGAAGCATGTATGGAAGTGTGGGGATTCATGGAAATGATTCATAGTCGCTCTTACACATACATTATTAAAAATGTTTATTCTGACCCTTCGGTGGTATTTGATACTATCATTGGCGACGAGCGCATTCTAGAGCGTGCTGAGAGCGTTACAGAGTCCTATAATGACTTTATTAACTCTGCTCATTTTTATGGTGTTTCTGACCAATGGAAACATCGCCTTGAGGGTGTTGAATATGCAAAAGATTCCCTGAAAGAAGTTAAGCGTAAACTTTATCGTGCGGTTGCTAATGTGAATATTCTTGAGGGTATTCGCTTTTATGTTTCATTTGCTTGTAGTTTTGCTTTTGGTGAACTGAAGCTTATGGAAGGTTCTGCTAAGATTATTTCTTTGATTGCCCGTGATGAGAATCAGCATCTTGCTATTACTCAAAACATTCTGAACAAGTGGCGCGATGGTGATGACCCTGAGATGAAGCAGATTGCTAAGGAAGAAGAAGAGTGGGTATATGCTATGTTTGACCGTGCCGTAAATGAAGAGAAGAAGTGGGCAGATTATCTGTTCAAAGACGGTTCTATGATTGGTTTGAATGATAAACTTCTTCAGCAATATGTTGAGTGGATTGCCAATCGCCGTATTAAAGCAATTGGTCTGAAGCCTCAGTATGATATTGCTGCCAATAACAATCCTCTTCCTTGGACACAGAACTGGATTTCTTCTAAAGGACTTCAGGTAGCACCACAAGAAACAGAAGTAGAAAGTTACATTGTTG